GCTGGTTTGGGAAGGCCAGCCCGTCCCCACATTTTTTGATATTAAATACGGTAAATGGGAGAACCATGAAGACCCAGTTCACCGATTTGAAAGAATGTTTGGTTATTGACCAATTTATGAAACATTTAACCGGGGACTCTAAAAAGCAATGACCCCCGGTGGGTAAGTCTAGCGACACCCCGAAGGAGTGAAAAACGCAAGACGGGAAGAAGTACCACCGGTACTAGGGAAGCCCGCGGATATGGGGCGGGATGCGTTTATACGCACAGGCTATTCCCGAGTTTTATGATTACGATAGAGATACACGATTCAGAGGATATTGAAATGTTGCATTTAATTTTGGAGCGTTTGCTCCAGATCCACTGTGAATCGGAAGAATAGGACTTATATCTTTATACAGGGTTAGCCTCTCCTATTGGAGATATGGAAGACAAATTATATTATCCTACGTCGAAGAATGTTGATGGTGTTATTACTAATTTAACTAACGGATACATCAATATTGCCAGAGATTTAGCACGAGTTAATGCTAAGAACGAAGAGATCACATCTAGGGATGGACATGTTATGGGTTACATGTGTAACTTCAAATGGACATTAGGTGCAAGTGAGACTGTGATCATGCAGACAGCCCCGAATACTTGGAAAATGAGGAATTCTTTTAGAAAATTTCATGCATATAGAGATATTATGTTTGATAACGCCGGTGTTGAAGGCGACGAAAAGGGCCGATATGGTAAGACTATTCGACCATTATTGGATTCACGTATGGACGATTCTTCGGTTGGGTTTAATATCTTGGACCCGATTACTTATTCTGGTCCAGTGGATCCTGCAACAGGTTATCCCAACGTCCGTATTGTTGATGGCGGAGAATGGACATATACAGAATTGGCTACTACGCCAATTTATGGGTCAGGTGTTCCTGTAGATCCCTCTACTGATGAGTGGTCAGATTCTTTTGCTTTACATATTTGTGATGAAAATGTTGTTACCGGAGCTTCTTCAGGTACTTCTGGTTACTATAAAAGCGTGGGAATGATTCATTCGTACAATTTAGACCGTATGGAAGTTGTTACGCCTACTACTGCTGAAACAATTTCAGGTCCTTCTAATCCTTTGGCTGCTTTGATTTCTAGTGGTAATCAAGCAACAGGAGATGTCATCGATATTGCAGAAGACTTAGAATTAGAAAAACCACCGTATGATTTAGACGATAACGGAGATTCAATTTTTATGAACGTTGAGGGATTCGGTGTATCTAAGACGACAGGTGGTACAATTAGTTACACAGCATTTGTACCGGCTGGATTATGTCGTTACTTTTTACCCCAAGAAGGCGCTGGCTTTTTGGAAGTAACAGTACTGGGCAAGGTTCTTTGTAAGGACATGGCATGAAGTTGAATTTAACTACTGAAGGAAAACTACCAGATCATTTCTGGAAATATGTTTTTTTGATTGTGGCTGTGAGTTGTGGTATAAACTCCGACTCAATCCTCTTAATGGTGGGTGTGTAATATGGTTTCATTATATGGTAAGATTTCAGACCCTTTGGATAGGTTCCAATATGTTAGTGCTTATCAGGAATATGAAGTCGGCGGTATTCCGGCTGTCAAAGATTACTTACAAGCTGAGTTATATAATCAAGTAGCGGTTATGTCAATAGTTGCTACTACTGCTTATTTTCCTAGCAGTATAACTCAATTGGCACGTTTACCTCGCATGATTCGTGGTGGTATGACCTTCGGACAATTTTTGAGGACGTACGGAGGTAATTTTTCGCCATTCCCATCTTTGGGAGTGATTGCTATGCGTGAATTATATTCACATTTGAAAAAGTCATCAGGTCAGGATATGACGTCTACTCTAGGAGTAGGGCAAATACCGAAGACGCCTGTTGGCACTAGATCCTCTCGAGCTCCACTAGGAGGAGCGCAAACGTTGAAGCCATTTTGGTCCAACGGAAAACCAAAATGTCGCAAAGGATATAGATATGACTTTAAGCGTAAGATGTGCGTCAAAAAGTCATGAAAGACCCATGTATAAGATACAAATGCCCTCGATGTGGGCATATAACAGTTAGCCACAGTACGAAAACTCACTCGCACTCGAGTCGTAAGTGTGGTGCTGTTGGTTGTCAACGCTCTTTAAGTAGGAGACACATACTCGAATAAATGTGGCTTGGATAGGCGAAGGTGTATGGTTCAATCAGTTGAGTAACGAAGTTGAAGCTGTAAACGGAGTTTATTGTGATTGTTGGGATTGTACTTTTGCAGTTCCACATGATCAGTTAATTGACGGTGGAGTGTTTTTCACGAAATCCGAATACAGAGAGCATCTGAAGACAAGACGACGATCATATTTTGATCGGAAGAAATCTAAACAAGCTGCTAAGGACGGCAAGGCACGTACGAAGGAGACAACGGAGGCGGAGCTGGTTTGGGAAGGCCAGCCCGTCCCCACATTTTTTGATATTAAATACGGTAAATGGGAGAACCATGAAGACCCAGTTCACCGATTTGAAAGAATGTTTGGTTATTGACCAATTTATGAAACATTT